TTAGCTCCTTGTTTAATTTATAATGGCTATCTTAGATAGACCACTTTTTCAACGACGACCGACCACGAATCAGTTACGTGGTTATGGTCTACCCGCATTTGCCAATGGTGGTATTGTTCAGAAGTTTCAAACAGGTGGTAAGGTTGATTTAGGTTATACTGAGTCAGGTGCTATTTCTGATAAACCCATCTTCAATCCTTTTAAAGGATTATCTTTAGAAGACTATAATAGAATGTCTCCTCAAGAAGTATTGAACTTCTATCAAGAGGTAGATCAAACTAGAATTCCAGGCAAATTTAAAGAAGCGGAAAGTATTGATCGACTATATAACATTTTAAGAAAAGAAGGTCCTGATCTTCCAGGATTTATGGAGGCAATCAGAAAACCTCAAATGACTGAACCTTACGCAGACGCATTTAAATTTACAGACTCTCCTGCATTAGCTCAATCAGATGAAGAGTTAATGAAACAAAAAGAAGAGTATCAAGTGTCTCAGGCTCAAAAATCAGTGGATAGTATTCAAGATGATATTGAATATCAGCAAAAAGTTATTGAACAGAAGAAGAAACAAGGATTTAGCATAGAAGAAGAAGAGGCTAAAATAGCTGAACTACAAGCTGAAAAAGAAAAAGAGGAAGCTAAAGTATCAGCAATAAAATCAAAATTTTTCAAAGAAGACGGAGCATTAGATTCTACTAAAAAATTAGAAGCAGAGCAGAAAAAAGATACCACAGTCGATACAACAGATACCAAAGATACAGGAGATGATACATCGACTACGAAAGAAGAACCGGATCCAGTGAAAGAACGTTCAGATATGGAAAGACTAAGAGAATTAGCTAAGGAACGTTCTGCTTTATACAAAGAGATAGTTGGTGATCCTGAAAAAATGAGAAGACAACAAGGATTTTTACAACTAGCACAGTTTGGTTTAAACCTAGCATCTGCTCGTGGTGGAAATCTAGCAGAGAAAATTGCTACATCTGCAAAAGATCCATTACAAACATTCGCTGCATTAGCAAGAGAAGCTGCACAAGACGAGAGAGCGATTGAGATAGCTGCAATTGAGGGAGCAGAAAGAGAACTAGCTTTAGAAAAAGAACTAGAAGCAAAAGCAGATAAAGAATATCAATTCCAATCAGGTGTAGAATTTATCTCTAGAGCTAAAAATATATCCGAATCTGAATCTATCGATATATATTTAGGATTAGAATCAGCAACACAAAAAGGATTCTCCGCATTTACTAAAAATTTAGAGGAACAAGATCGAAGTGATGATTTCTTATCTGCCGCTGTAGCAACAGGTTGGGTAACAGAATCAGCGATGGAAGATACTGATAATTATGTAGTTGATGGTGAATTAAAAATTGAAAACATATCCTCTCCAGGTAATAAAGTTTTTTATAATTTAGAAGATGGTGCAAAAGTTCCATACAAAATTAAAGATAGTGCCTTAACTAAAGAAAAACCATTAACAGAGGAAGATTTTGTAAGGATTCCTGGCGTAAAAGTAATACCGGGTACATAATGACATGCCCATTGGTAATCTTAAAAGTAGCGCAATCTTAGACGACAAGAAAGATTTAGTTTCTAAAAGAGAAGACGACTATCTAACACTAAGAAGTACAGTTGCAGGCATAGGCTCTGGTTTATTTAAAATACCTGAAGGTTTTGTTTCTTTGGGAGCAACTCTTTATGACTTAGGAGCCGGCACAGATACAGCCGCTAGTGTTGAAAAATTCTTTGATGATATTAATCCTTTTGATGATACAGCCGAAAAAACAGTTGCTGGCAAGATAACAGAAACTTTAGTTAGTTTAGGTATTCCTTCTACTGCAGGTTGGAAGTTAGCCACTAACATGGCTAACAAAGCTGTGAAAGCAAAAAGAATAGGAAGATATGCTGATCTAAAAGCTTTTAGAGAAGCCGATACTGCAGGTAAATTTAAAATTGCAAAGCAAGCAAAAAGAGAAAAAGAATCAACAGATGCTACAACTTTAAGAAACAGAGCTATCTTAGACAAAGGATATGTTTTTGGTTCGGGTTTAGGTGGAGGAGCGCTAGCTGATTTTGTTTTTGCTGATGAAAGTTTAGGAACTATTGGTGATGAATTACAATTTGGCCCTACTCAAAGAGATACAAGGGAAAGGGAAGGTCGTTCTGAGGCATTAAGAGAACTAGAAAATAGATTTAAGTTTGCTTTAGAAGGAGCAGCATTGACATCAATTATTGGGGGTGGTTTCTCTGCAATTAAAAAAGGAGCTGACTCTGTTAAATATACTTTTAAAGAAAAGAACCCATTAGATAATCACTTAAAAAGATTTATTGCTAAATTTACTCCAGAGGGAATTAAACCCAAAGAAATATTTGAAACTTTAGAACAACAAAAAAATGAATTGGGTAGATTTGAAACTATAGGAAAAGTTAGAAGTGCTGAGATAGAAAAAGCTGTGGAAGATATTTTAGATAATACTGCTAATCTTTCTTTAAAAGCAAAAACGCAAGAGAAAATAAAACTTGCAGAAGGTATACAAGAATTATTAGTAGGTAAAAGTTCTGCTAAACTAAACAGTGTTTTAAGTAAGCTAGATGTTAAAGATAATTTAAAAGAAGAATTATTTAAAAATATTAAAAATGCTCGTGACACAGTCGATGCTTATTCCAATGCTATCTTAAAAATAATTCCTAACACACAAGAATTAAAACCTTTAAGAGATGCCATTGAGAAAAACGTAGGAGAATATCTTAATACTTCTTATCAACTTATTGAAAGAAACAGCCCTTATGGAAAAGCCTTTGCTAAATATAAACCAACAGAAGAAGCTTATGGAAAAGCTTTTAAATATATTCTTGGTAAGATTAGAGAAGGTAAACAAGAGATGATTCAAAGAATTCCTGAAGCAGAGAGAAAAGGAATTGCTCCTGCCGCAAAAGGAAAAGCAACAGAAAAAGGCATACTGGGAACTGATCCGTCTCAAATCACTGAAGAACAAATGAAAACTCAGGCGAGAGATATTTTAGAGAAGTTATATAAAAACGATATTCAAAAAATAGATACCATACCAAGTAATGTAGTTTTAAAAAAAATGGGATTAGAGGTAGAAGAAGGAATTTTAAAAGCTAAAAATCTACCTGATGACTTGAAAGAATTTTTTGGCGAAATAAAAGATCCTTTCTACACCGTTGCCTCTACTATCGCTAAGCAAGGAGCCTTGATAACAGAAATGGAAATGCTAAGCAGATTAGCAAAACTAGGTAAAGGAACTTTGTTTTTTGATGATGCTGCGCAAGCAGCTAGATCTTTTGGAATTAAAGAAGCAGATGTAGTTCCAATTGGAAAATTATCAAGTATTGATGATAAAGCTTTCTCTGGTCTCTATACAAGTTCAGAAATGAGAGATGCTTTTACTATTCAAGCAAACGCTGCGAAAGGAAATACATTAGAGAGTTTGTATAATTATTTTGTATTAACACCTAAGTCGATTTCACAACAAGCGAAAACAATTTTTTCACCCTTCACTCACCTAAGAAACATTATCAGTGCTGGTGCCTTTACCTTAATGAATGGAAACATAGATTTAATTAATCCTTCTCGAACTGTAGAAGCATTTAGAAATTCTTTTAAAGCTTTTAGTAAAGGAGGAAAAGATGCTGCAGCATTTCAACAATATTTAGATTATACCAGAAGAGGTATTGTAGGTACCAACACGATCATTGGTGAATTAGCAGACCTAGGAGCAAAGATAGGAAAGAATGTAGATCTAACAGGAGACCTAGGTATGAAGAACACTATTGAAACTCTAGGCTCTGGATTTTCAAAGTTAAGAAGAAAAATTACAGATACCTATATGGCGGAAGATGATTTCTGGAAAATATATAATTATAGCTTTGAGCAAGGAAGTTACACAAAAGCATTTAGTAAATTTTATGAAAGTAAAAATACAAGCAAAGAAGAGGTAAGTAGAATAATAGGTAAAGTTAAACGAGGAGAGGCCCTTACAGGAGATGAAAAAAAGGGAGAGAGATTTATATTTAATCAATTACAGGAAATGATTAGTAAAGTAACAGGAAGAAAAGTAAGTATAAATGATCCTTTATTCTTTCAGCCCAAAAATATGACTCGTGCGGGTGAATCTATTGAAGAAGATGCTGTCGAAGCGTTAATTAAAAATATCTCTGCTGATGTTACTAAAAACAATATTCCCAACTATGCTTATGTCGGAGATGCAATTAAAGCACTTCGTAAATTACCCTTAGGCACATTTGTTGCTTTCCCTGCGGAAATATTAAGAACAGGATTTAATACCATTCAAAGAGCTGCAAGAGAAATATCTCAAGTAGAAACTAGAGGAATTGGTATGAGAAGAATGGCCGGCGTCCTTGGAACAGGAGCCGCTCTCCCTGTAGGGGCAGTCGAATTAGGAAAACAACTATCTCAATTTACTGACGAAGATATGGAAGCACTTCGACGATTCGTTCCTTCATGGTCAGAGAACTCTTTATTAATACCAACAGGAAAAGATAAAAAAACAGGTAAGATTGAATATATGGATTTGTCCTACATCTATCCTTATGACTCTTTACTTAGACCGCTAAGAACAGTTTATAATGAAATGGCTAAAGGGGAAATCACAGATGAGAACATGACTAAACGATTATTAGATGGTGGTATTATTGGTGTATCAGAATTAGTCAAACCATTCTTATCTGAAGCTATCTACATTGAAGCGATGGCAGATTTAGTTTTAAGAAACGGTAGAACAAGACAAGATAGACAAGTATTTAGACCTGAAGATCCAATTGGTGAAAAACTTTATAAAGGCACCATGCACGTTCTTGATACTTTTGCTCCCGGTTCTATTGACCAAGCCCTTCGTATTGGTCGTTCACCGTTTAAAGTAGCAGACAAGTATGGACAAGTTTATGATTTAGCAGATGAGATTCCAGGTATCTTTGGTTTTAGAAATATTGAAGTTGATCCTGCAAACTCTTTTAAGTTTATGGTGGGAGATTTTAACAAAAGAATATCTTCTGCAAGAGCATCTTTCTTAGGTGACACATTAAAAGGAGGAGCTATTAGTCCTCAAAATATTCTTAATCAATATTTAGGATCAGAGATTCAAAGATACAGAGCATTTGAAGATATGTTTAAAAATATTCAAGCAGCTAAAAGATTAGGTATTAAAGAAGATGCACTACTTGAGCAGTTAGATCGTCTTCCTAAAAAGACTCGATTAGCTGTCGAAGATGGACGATATGTTCCTTACACTCCTTCTAAGGAAGTAAGAAACTTATTTTATGAACAATCACTAAAACTATCAAGAGAAACGGGAGCTCCTTTGATTGACCCGATGGAAGGTGCCTTAGATAAAATCTATGACTATATAGATGCTAATTCTGATAAAAAACTCTTGAGAGATGAATTAAATATTAACTTCACTTTACCAGGAGGAAGTAGTCCTTTTGATTTATTATCGGAAGTATTTCAATTTGAAGAACCAGTAACACCGGACACTGGTTCAGGATCCGTGGTCACCGGACAAGGGCCGACGGTCCAGGGACAAGGCTCGACATTAGGCCAAACAGATGTTAGATTTAGAAAGGGTATACTTACAGACCCAACTGAAAGATTAATTGCAGGAGTAGATTAATGGCACCACCAGGTAGAAGAACAAAATCAGTAGCACCAGAGAGTAAACCTTTTGCTATGGCAGCGAGTAAGGGTTCTATGCCTACTCCAGGCATTAGTGCCGCTTCTCCCGCAACAAGAAAAGAAATTACTCGACAACAATTTTTTAAAGGAAGACCAGATGTCTCTGATGATCGATTGGTACGTCGACAAACACAAGCGGATGAATTAAGAGCTTTTAAACAAGGATTAACAATTGCTCCGGGCACAACTAACTTATATCAAGAACAAGCACCTACTTTTAATCCAATGACAGGAAGATATGAACGAACCACTCTTGCTGATAAAGCTCAAGAACTAGCCTTTAAATATGGTCCTACTCCAAGAGAAATAGCAGGAGATATTGGTTATGGAATTCGAAGTATTGGTGCAGGGTTAGGAGAAAGAATATCTCAAGGAAGAATTGGAATGTTAGGAATTGCTAAAGATCTATTCGAACAGTTTACTAATAGAGCAACGCAAGCAAAAGATGCTTTAGTAAAAGGTGTAGAAAAATTATCTGACATTGATTTAGAAATTTTAAAAAACAAAGGTCAATATAAATTCACTTCTAAAAAACCAGAGATTCAAGAAGTAGAAGATTTACAAAAGACTCAAATGACCGAATTTGATAAAGCAAATATAATTAGACAAGGTATTGAGCAATTAGAAACAACTCCTATTACAGGAACAACAACTCTTCCTCAACAACCACCAGGATTTAAAGTAATGCCTACGTCTTATTTTCCAGGACGAGTGGGATCTACTCCTGTGCCTAACAACATTCAACAAGCACAAAATCCAAACGAATTAAGAAGAGCTTTAATGGAAAATACTATGCCAATGCCAAATAATTTTCCTCAAGAAAAACCTTATCTAATGCAACAAGACGATTACTACTATCAAGACAAAGAAAGATTTTCTCCACAGGGCAATCAGTATTTATATGCTGCAGAAGGTGGTTCGGTTGATAACAAATTAAATGACATTCAAAAAAAGACTAACAATATTTACGGAACTGGTATATTATCTGTGCGATAATATGAGAATATTTATTACGCATTTAAGAAATATAATAAGATCATACTTATATAGAGCAACAAAAAGAAAGGAAAAAGATCCTCATGAAGTACATTGGGGAATAGGTGGAAAATGAACACAATAAAAATTACTGATGAACTAAAGGCTAGGGTTCGTGACCATGAAGGAACAAGAGCACATGCCTATCAAGATACGCTAGGAAAATGGACCATTGCCGTGGGCCATTTGATTAGAGATCATGAAATAGAAAAGTATTTAGTATCTGATGGAGCTGGTGGATATAAACCAAGAGAAGAAGAACTTTCAGCAGATGAAATAGAAGACTTATTTTTAATCGATTTAAACAGAGCATGCGCAGGAGCAGAGCAGTTAATAGGTAAAATGTATAAAGGCGATAAAAGATTACCTCAAGAAATTGAGCACGTAATCGTGGAAATGGTTTTTCAATTAGGAGAAACAGGTGTCTCTAAATTCCGTAAGATGTGGAAAGCACTCTCCGATGGAGATCGAAAAGAAGCAGCGGCTCAAATGAAAGACTCCAGATGGCATTCGCAAACCCCTGTGAGATGCGAAGCCTTAGCTGAAATCGTTGAAAACGCTTAGAGCGTTCTTCTAATAAAATTTGGGAATCGGCCTTCTTGCTTAAATGTCATGTAGGCCGCATACCAATCATTTTTGTATTCTGCTTGGCAGAAATCTTTAATTGATTCATCTTTATCTTCTTTTGTTTTAAAGAAATTAAGAAAGTGATTCATTGATCTTTTAGTTAAGTTAAACATTATTATCTCCTTGTTTTTCGTGGAGAATATAGTGCTATTTTTTATTTTTACTTGTGCTTTTTAAATACTTCTGATGTGCTCTGATCTCTCGATGAATCTCAACCTGAGACCAATGAGCCATCGCCGCTTTGTGAATATCTTCTTGAAATACTTTTAACTGACCCATATCCAATTCAATAGGTCTACCTAAATTGTCTTGTGCTTCTTTAACCTCATCTCTCGTTAAACTTAGATAGAGTTTGCCATCTTGATATACAATTCTACTCATTTTATTTCTCCCCAGTTGTCTCCTATTTCCGCATCACATTTGACCGGAACATGTAGTTCAACAGCAGATTCCATTATCTCTTTAATCTCTTTTACCTGGGTCTCATTGGCTATGGAGACGTTGAGTTCGTCATGTATTTGAATCATAGGAATTACGCCTAGATTTTTCCACAGATCCACCATGGCTTTTTTGGTTTGATCTGCTGCTGAACCTTGTATTAACCTATTCAATGCACGATAGGTTCCTGCTCTTTTCATCTCATTCCATGCCCAAGTTTTCTTAGCATTCTCATAAGACATCATTCTTTTGTCGTAGAAATCTTTGTTTTCCCAAAGGTCAAAACGACATCTTCTTCCGAGCAGTGTATTAATAAATCCATTTTGTTCGGTGTACCTTGTGGCTCGAACAATTATATTGTTTAGAAACTGAACATTATCATTATATTTTTTCTTCAAAGCTTTAGCTTGATCGGGACTAATATCTAAAGAGTCAGCTAGCTTGGCTATCCCCATTCCATACATAAGACCTAAACCAATAGTCTTGGCTTCTTTCCTTGAAATACCTGCCATTTCAGCAGTTACTTGGTGGAAGTCCTTACCCTCATGGAAGAACTTAATTAGTGTCTCAGCGCCCTCTAAACCGTGTTTTTGGGCATAATGTACGAGTAGTCTAGGCTCTTGTTGAGAATAGTCTAGAGATGCCCATTTCTCCCCTTCTTCGGGTAAGAATAAGGATCTAATCTTAGGGCCAATCGCTTCGTTTCTAGCCGGAACTTGTTGGAGGTTAGGATTATTCATGGACAACCGACCACTGACCGTTCCCCCATACTCTCCTTTGAGCTGATTAATTTCAGCATGGATACGACCATCGACTTGATGTTTGAGAATAGAATCAATGAAAGTTGTATGTGCTTTATTATATTCTCTAGCGACAGAGATAGATTGAATCAAAGGATTATCACTTTCTCTCATCAAGGTATTACTAATTTTAGCCTGCTTATTTTTTTCCGTGAGTTCATACTTCTCACCTAGCCTATCAAATATTTTTTGTAGAGAAGCAGCAGCGTAGATGTCGGAACTACCAATATCAATACCTGTTTCTTTTTTAATATTTTGATAGATCTTTTCTTCTTCTGACTTAAAAAACTTCTTCGTCTTTTCTGCTTTTTCTAAATCAACACGCACACCTTTCCAACGCATCTCTAATAATAATCTAAGTAAATCTGTTTCTAAATTAAAGATATCGGTTAGACCTTGCTTTTGAATTTCGACTCGTAAGAACTCCCAAAGTTTTAAAGTTAATCTTGTATCTTGTTCAGCATAGATACCGGCAATCTCTACAGGAACCATGTGCATGTATTCAATTGCTTTGAAGCCGTGCTCTTTACCAAACTCTTCTAATAAGTTTCCTTGTTTTCTTTCTCCTAAATAATCTTTAGACAAACTATCTAAGCTATAACTATATCGATTCTCATCAACTAAGGGAGCTGCAATCAAAGTATCATAAACTTTTGTGACATTACATTCGACACCCCAACGTCGAAGCCAACCTAAATCGTAAACAGCGTTGTGACAAATCACAATCGGATCTTCTTTAAATAATTTCACTAACCATTTCTTTACTTCTTCTTCAGAAAAATTACCACCTCGCTCGTGGCGAACAGGAAAGTATCCATCAAATCCTTCAAAAGAAATAGCAACACCCACGACAAAACCTTTGTTGGTTGCCCATCCTCCACCTAAATTTTTAATCTCAGGATCGTGTGTTTCTAAATCTATAGCTACTTGTTGTATTTTTTTAACATCAGGAAAGCTTGGTCTCGTCCATTCTGGTTTATTATCTTTTTTTAATAAATCCATTTGTTGTTCAAATATCATCTTAGTATCTCCTCAAATTCGTAGGGGGAAGTAGAAGGAACAATGTATAAATTTTCTTTTGCACGTGTCATACCTACATAAAAAACTCTTCTTTCATCATCTCTATTTACCCACATGTTATCGTTAATTCTTTTAGAGATGTCAGAGAATAAAATAACATTCTGACTTTCTCCACCCTTCGCTCCATGAATGGTAGAAAGTTTTATATTCGCTTTCTCATCTAACTCATGCCCGCTTTTAAGTATATGTCTAATATAATTTCTATCGGATTCTGGTATTCTTTGAAGTGCCACCTCCCAAGGTGTTTCTAAAGGAACATTTAAACCCCATTCTTTACATAAAGTTTCGTAAGAATAAGTAGCTTCAATATTTGCACCAAGCAATAATTTCTTTCCCCTCGATACTCCCTCTTTTCCTACTGGCATGTACTGATATAAAAACTTTACATGCGAGCAAGGAATCTCTTCATTTTTTTGTAATGCAATCCATGCACGATAAGCTGTTGCGATCTCATTACTAATAGATAAGTAATTATTTTTTTCATAAAAATAACCTTTATTTTTCAACTCTTTTGCAACTTCATTAATATAGTAATTGGTTCGACCAAGAATTAACCACTGACCACGGTCCAAATTAATACTTTCAAAATTAGTATTACGCACTTGTCCTTCTTCTTTTCGAGGTTGCCATTCTTTAGTAATTCTCTTTTTTATTTTTGACACAAGGTTATTTGACTTTGCGAATATTGTTTGAGGTATTCTATAGGATTGATTTAAAACTTTCAAATGACAGTTCAAATCAATGAGCTTCGAAACATCCGCACCACTCCAAGAATAAATTGCTTGGTCATCATCGCCTGCTAAATAAGTAGCTTTGGCTTTGTTCATCATAAGGCGAACCATTTGCCATTCGTTTGGTTTTAAATCTTGAACCTCATCCACAATCACAATATCTAAATTAGGACATTGACCTATCTTATTAAACTCCGTAATTAAATCGGTATAATCTTTTACGCCCCGATGTTTTTTAAATAACCTGTAAGTTTTATCTATTCTTTGTAGTCTTGATAATCCCCCTTTAACATGTCCATACTTTCGAAACTCTTCTTCTAAAGAAGTATTTTTAACACGATAGAGATCAATTAAATGTAGTCCTTCATCTTCTTCTCCCGGCACTACATCATCGGTTTTAATACTGCGAGATATATCAACACCATATTCGTTATAATAATCTTTGAAATCTTGTCGCTGAATAATATCTGTATGACTACATCCCAACCACTGATAAGCAAGACTATGTAATGTACGAAACCATTTTAAATTTTTTTTCTCTAATTGAAATTTCTTACAAGCACGGTCAATAGCTTCGGTCGTTGCCTTTTTTGTAAAAGAAAAATATCCAATACGATCAGGATCACGGCCCTCGGCCAACTGTTCTTCAACTAAACGCAATAAGGTTGTTGTTTTCCCTGTGCCTGGAGGCCCAATAATTTTACAGACGTTGTTTAAAATGGTATGACCTCTTCTGTTTCTTCTTGTTGATGAAGTTCTACTTCTTGTTTTGTAGTAAACTTATCGCTTGGAACCCACCATACAAGCTGACCTTTTTTATTATTCAGCTTTCTTTTAGAATAATCTCCCCCTAAATTTCTTAGGAAAATACCCATTTGGTTAGAAGTTAAGATGCCATATCTTCTATTTCTCATATACTCTTGAAGCTGATCCATACGGAAGTACACTTTTCTTTCTTCATCGTCCACGAAACACTGACCATTGAGGATATCATCAATATCCATGGCATTAGCTTGGTTAGAAATATATCGAGTTAAAACATTTCTAAATTCACCTTCAGGTGTCATTTCAAATTCAGATTGAACCTTAATAGCTTTCGATACGATATCAGTGATGTAGTAATCCCAGTCTTCTCTTTTCATCATCGAAGGCATCGAGCCTAACTTGACTAAACATTTTTTTCTAAACTTATGTTGGTCATACAATTCTTCTATTGTACACACAATCGTCTTCTCTTGATTAATAGTGACATGATAAATTGTATCTTCGTTATCACCATACTGAATAACATTCCCTACATCAGTAATAATATTGCTATCACCAACACCATATTTTCTAATTCTACATTTAGATTTATTACAGAAAGAACACATCGGTTGGTCTTTACACTTATATCCCCAATCTTTTTTATCAGATTGTTTAATAATCTTTTCAATCTCTTTAGGCGTTAGAGGATCTTCAAAATACTTTTGATGAAACTTATAAACTTCTTGTTCAAAGTTTTCTCCAAATTTTTTCTTTGCATATACGGCATACTGAAAAAGAAAGTTATCTCGACTACCGGGTTGAACTGTTTTGTTTTCTGTGATGTACGCTTCAATGCAATAAGGTGCATCAGCAAATTCTGAATTTTCTTTCTTCAGTGATAATTTTTTTAATTGTTCTTCTGTAAGAGATTTATCTTCTACTTCTTTTAAAAATTCTTCTAGAGTTAATACATTTCCTTCTCCACTAAATGCATATCTTTCTGTGTGTTCTAGTCCATTATGATAAGGCATATTTAAAAAGCTACCCACTTCCCAATCAGAGGGATTACCTTCTCTCATTAGCTTCTCTTGTTTAGGAAAAACTTCACAGTGACCAAGGCCCATGAACGCCGCTAATTCTTTTATCTTATTGTGAACTATTCCGGCAGGAACATACTCTTTAAAGAATAAAAAGATATGAGCACCACCACTTTTAGATTTAGTGACAATAAAAGGTAGATTTCTTTCCGATAATTTTTTAGCAATAGATACATGATCGAGGGGATACTCATCAACATCAATACATCCCCAACGACATTTATCTTCATCATTGATAGGAAACACGCCAAGGCTTGGCCATGCACCTTCCAAATGATCTTGCCATAACTTATCTTCTAAAGGCTTCTTGCGAATCCAAGTTTCACCTTCTGCTTTATTATCTTCTCGGAGACTGTCTTTAGGTTGGAACGTACCATAAGCACGCTCCAACCCAAGAAAGATCTCTTTGAATTGAGAGACCCTTTTATCCATTAAAACGGAATGTCCTCAGAGCTGTTTGAACTGTCTCCTTCGTCATCATACTTGGCAGTCACTTTACCTTTTCTGACAGACTCATTGAAACTAGCAGCCATATCAAATGTTGCTTCATCAGATAAGAACTCGTCTTTATTGACAACCCAACCATACCAAGAACCTTTGTCGTTTTGTTGTTTGATAGTAGTTAGGTGATAAATACGATACCAACTAGGAGCTAAGAAAAGCTGTTTAGTTTTTGGATTTTGAATGAATTCATTCTTCAAACTATAAGCCCAACTTCTAGCGGCCTTTAACTGAGTCGCCTTCATTGAAAGAATGGCAGGCTCTGGGGCGGCACCACCGTTTAAAAGAAGCACATAAAAGTTTGCACATTCTTCTAGATAGTTTCCGTTCTCAAGACGGAATTTTCCGTCATCTCCACGTACTGCGTTGGTTGGTTTATCTTTGGGTTCAAAGATATTAACAGGAGCAGAAGCACCTTTGCCTCTATCTGTCCACTCCAACCATACTTTTTCATATCCACAGACAACAACTTTAATACCGTCTTGTCCTGAATATAGTTTTTTACTGACATTATTAATAATCATGCCAGCTTTAGCACCATCAATCTCATCAACTTCTGGAGACATTGCGGCCAAGACTTTTAGTCTGGGCGTTGCAATATCATCGGTTGTGATAGTGTCTAGTCCTGCACCTGCGAACTGAACTAAGTTCTCTAAGTTCATAGCAGGTAGGCTTTCTGTCTTTGTGGTGACAGCACCATTAGCTTTTGTATTGCTCATTTTTATTTTTCCTTTTTATTTTTTTCGTTCGATCTTTACCTTCTTAAAGGTAAACACTCCAAATTTTTCTTGATCAACAGATGTCATCGAACCCTTGGCAATCTGTTCCTCTACTAATTTGGAAAGTGTATTCCATGCCACCGCTTTCTTATTGCTAGGATACAGACCACGGTCTTGTAGCTCGCTCATAAGATTAGTTGCATCGGAATCTTGTCCACGACCAAAGGTCAACTTTACTTCGTTCTTGATCACATCATCAAGCCCAAGTTCTTGCAATCGAGAAAAACAATAGTCTTCGTTTTCCATTGTAATGTTTGCACGCAGTTGATCTTTGACTGAAACCTTTGAGCCGTCCATTAAGGTTAATGACTTAACGCCGGCACTCTCAATCATCGAAGGGATAACTTCATTTTCTAATTGAAATTCTCTCTCTTCTAATTGTTTGATCTCAGCTTTTCTTTCAGCGATTGTCATACGAACATTATCTAGTTCGTTACATGCTTCACCAAGATCTTTTACATCTGAACTATCTAAAGAATTAATCTTAGACTGTTCAAAAGCTTTATCTAATAGACCCATTTTTATTCTCCTTATTTTAATTCTATTGTTATAGGAATATATATAGCACTCTCTCTGTCCCATTTCAAGACCTTAAAATTATTATTTGTCATTTTTGCAGCGACAGCACAAACAATTCCAATTAATACAGGATCTCCCATCAATAATAAAAAATCATTAGAAGTGAAATCTTTTAGTTTTTTCTCTACTGCAAAAGCAAATCTTGTAGAATTAACTTGTATTTGTTTGGGATTTTCAAACATAATTATAGGCGTTCCAAATCTTTCACAATCTGAAATATCCCGATAACCACCATTAGGTAATTTTGTGTTTGTTGTTACGTATACTTTACTCATAATCTTTCTTTCGTTTATCGTATTAAAAATAATCTATTTAATATAAAATTTCAACATGAAATTTATTATGATCCTTTTTCTTTGTATTAACGATCCTTTTGCGCCCATTGAAAGCACTTGCATTATGCAACCCTTAAAGATGGTTTTTGATTCGATGGAAGAATGTCGACTTGCTGCAAAAAATATTTATAAAGATATAAAAGACTCTAATATTTATATGACTTCTTTTTGTGCAGAAAAAAACTTGACATCGATATAGCTTATCCTATATAAAGAGCTTAGAAAGTTTTTACGATGTTAAGAATAAAGACAAAACCATATACAGAAAAACAATTAAAACATTTTAGTGATTTAAATTACAATAATATTTATGGAACTCTTTTAGAAGAAGAACATATACTTAA